AATCGTACTGAGTGCAGCTTCACTTGCGAGATCAACGTACATCGGCATGAATGGTCTCCAAAAGACAAACCGCAGTACAGCCACCCCCTAACTGTACTGCGGCTGTTTACCTTCTTGCGAAGGATATACTAAGCTGTGACGCCTGTACCAGTTGGAGTCAGATCGTCGTACTGACGAAGGCCGACAACCTGTACTGCAGCAGCCAGCGTGTCAGTGTTTGTTCCTGTCAGTCGGTAGACCGTGGACAAGAACACAACACCAGCAGCATCCTGAGCGTAGCTGACTTCTTCCGAGTCAACTTCAACCGACATTTCCATGTTGGCCAAAGCTGCACTGAAGGTAACCGTCTTGATGGTTGTGAAACTACTGGTTCCGGCAGACACTGTGGAGCCGCAGACCGTAACGGTCAGGGCACCTGTCAGGTCAGCGTTGTTGATGACAAGCATAGCCTTGTCGAACAACGTGGTGATAACGTGAGCATTACCGATGCTCCCGTTCATTGTTAGCGTCCCGAGAGCCTTTACCTGGCTCTTGGACGATAGATGCGTAAACTTCTGATTAGCCATTATAGTGTTCCTGTTCAGGAGAAGAATCAAAAGACGTAAGGAAGAGGGGCATGGTTCAGGTGAACCTTACTACATGCCCCTCAGACCTGCATGAACTACGCAGTCGTTGCAGAGAGTACAACGAATGGCGACAGAGTCAGACCAGCCTTGGCAGGTGTCATTACTGACGTCCACCATGGTCGAGCGTCGTCGAAGCTAGTGAACAAGAACACTTCTTCACGCTCAAGGAATCGAACGTGGATAGAACGGGTCAGAGTACCAGTTCCACGTTCACCGTACAGCACCTGCGTTGGGTTGACGCAAGCAAGGAAGTTGGTATTCCACTCGCTGATAACACTACCGTCCTGACCGGATGTAATACCGTTCATGTACTCTGTCCAGATAATTGGACGACCGAGCAACATGTCAGGATTAGCAGAGTCAGCAGGGTAGAACAGCTTGACGAGACCAGCGTTATTAGGCGACTCGATGTGCAGTGTTGCGATCGTCGGGAACAAGTCCAGAGAGCACAACCATACAGCATTCTCGTAACCCCATACTCGTTGACGCATCTTCAGGATGTTGGTGCCGTTAACGATGACTCCTGTAGACTGGCCAGATTCCCGGAGTACAGTCAGCAACGAAGGGTTGCTGGCGTGCAGCATACCCAGTGGTCGTCCGATACCGTTACCGTTCAGCAACTCGTTGATGCGGTAAGACCGAGCTTCTTCTCGCAGACCCTGATCAATCAGAGCAGCGATAGACAACGGACTGTCAGCCATCAACTGATTAGTTGCAGCGGCTGCTCCGTTCAGTTCGTGTGCCTTCAGAGAGATCATCTCCATGGCGTTCTTGCTGAGCGTAGGAGACGATGTTTCCTTACCTCGGTAGACTCGGAATCCACCAGTCACTGACGTGCTGTGATCCTTGTCAACTCGTGCAGGAATATCGACAACCGGAGCAGTCATCGGAATGCGAGTCATCTTGCTGGTCAACTGGTCAGCTTCAGGTTCAAGCTGCATAACCGTGTTGATGAAGCCACGAGGTACCGTGATACCAGATGCTTCCCAGTTAGCCTTACTAAACTCGTCAGAGCCGACTGCGTCCATCACAGCAGCACGAAGGCGAGGGTCAACTGCTTCAGGGTTGCGACCCTTGTAAGCGTTGATTACCGCACCGAGGTACTCCTGCTGGTTCTTGAAGCCGAACTTCTCCTTGTCACTTTCCCATGCTGGGCGAGTGCTTACGCCCTTGGAGAAGTCGAAGGTTAGCCCACTTGTAGCATTGGCAATACGAGACGTAGCAAGCAATGCTGCCTTACGTTCAGCGAGACCGATTGGTGTCTTGCCCAGTGCATTCTGAACCGCTTCGATACGGTCGACAGCATCGGAGTAAGACTGAGCATCTTCAGATGAGAGCTTATCGCCCTTGGCATCAAAGACTTCGGTAACAGTAATGAGACGAGTCCGTTCGTCCTGAAGCTGGTTGACGGTCATCTTCACGATGTCGTCGTGCTTGACAGGCGTATCGTTGAATACGAGTACGCGATTAACGATGGCAGAAGCCATGACAAAACCTCCTAGATAGTGATGTGGCATCTGGCTTCTGCTTGTGTGCGTTGCTGTGGGCATAGCCTTTGACATGATAAGGATAACACCATGACGGAACCCCGTCAACTACTTAATTGCAAAATTCTTCCGCAAGTTCAAAGCCCTAAGTCTAAGGGCGTGTACGTCAACATCATTCTGTTGGATGCTGATGTCCGTACGATTCTTAACTGTGTCAGGAATATGCAGGCAGTTAAGGATAGCAGTATCGGGTTTAGCGTTGCGTACGGAATGGAATAAGCCATTAGTCACTGCTTCAGAAGCCGACATGTAAGTCTCAGCTTCCATCAACGTCTTAACCTGAGCCTCGTTCATAGAAGTTCTGGTAGTGAAGATATCTACGATGCTGTTGCGGTGAGACTCCCAGCGGTTCTGTACGTTCTGGATCTCGTTGAGAGAGTCGATCTTGGCGTACAGATACGGGTTATGCATCATGAACAGACCACCATTACAAATCTGTCGATCTGACCCGGCGAGTGCCAGCCAGCCAGCAGAACTGAATGCGTAGCCGTCAACGATGGTCGTAACCTTACCGGGGTGCTCCAGCAAGCGATTGTACATGGCCAGTGCCGCACCAACCTCACCACCTGAAGAGTTAATGCGTACGTTGAAGTCTCGTGGTGCGTCCTTCAGGAAGTCTGTGACATCAGCGGGTGTAGCGAAGTTGAACGTCTCACCATCATACGTCTTCTGAGGCATGATGATGTCGTAGATCAACAGTTCGTCAGCCTTGTTGAAGGTGACCTTGCACTCCAGTGTTTCACCAGAAGGCAACTGCTTACGATTCAATACAAGTGACTTCATGTTCAATTCCTTCTGGTGATTTCTGGTTGGATACCCAATCTGCGACCACAGTGTCCAGAGTTGACGACCCTATCGAGATCATGTCCTTCCAAGGTGCTAACTGGTCCATCAGCATTCCGTGGAACTTATCGTTGTAGAACTCAGCCTTGGCAGCATCGAAGTCGTCAGGACGGGACTGCTTCTTCTGATCCAGAACACGAGTCTCGTACTGCTTCAGCCCATTGATGACGTTAAGGAACGCCGACTTAACTCTCTCTTCTGCGTTACGTATACGCTTATCAATGTTGTCGCCAGAAGGAGACTTGTCCATCTTGCCTCCTGATGGAGCTTTGGCTGCTTCAGCTTTCTCCGTGACTGCTGCGTGCTCTTCGGCAGAAACCATGCCTTCGTTAGTCTTCTTGGTGGTTTCAATCTGAGCTTCAGCCATGTCGTTGGCAAGATCAGCACCCTCTTCCAAGTGCAGGGAATGCTGGACGGTCATCAGGTTGACAGGAACGTAACGCAGGGAACTTGATTTATCATTAGGGTCGATGTGCATACCAAGGAGACCAGCACCGTAAGTCCTGTCGATGAAGCCGATCTCGAACAAGTTTCTGAGAGCGGTAGTAAACTTGTCGATGACGTTACGGTACAGGTACAGCAGTTCAAACTCAAAGCAGTACAGCATCTGGGACGGAAGAGGGATAAGCTCTGAGCGGAACTGACCAGCGATGCGTGACAGCAAAGGACCAATACCCGTCTGGACGAACAGGGCTACTGCCTGTGACAGGTCAGCATCTCCAGCTTTGGTCCCCATGTAGCTGTGTAGTAGAGCAGGAGGAATGTTTAGTCCACGAGCTACGTCTTCTACACTGAATGCACGAGTCTCGATGAACTGCAGGTGCTGGAATGGAATCCCCATGTGAACAGGCTTGAGTCCCTGTTCGAGGATACGAGTACGGAAGATGTCCTCCAGTGGAGCATTAGGATCGTCTGTGAAGTTGGCTTCGAGACGCTTGAGTACTTCAGGAGCGAGACGGTTCTCAGTCGTCAGGAACATCTGTGTGGCGATACCACGACTGTAGAACTTCCAACCGAACTCCTCAGAGGCACGGTAGAGGTCCAGAGGCACCTCAGAGCACTCCACGAAGCCTATAGCACGATGGTACTCCGTGTCCAGCACTTTACCCTTGAAGTGGGCAATGTCGCTCTTAGGCAGCAGCAGAGGCTCTGTACGCACGTCACGGGTGGAGACTCCAGTATCTACGCGGTAGAGTAACTCTCCCTGTGAGGCTTTACGCCCCGTAGAGAGGCTCTCCTGACCTGATGCACGGAAGATGTTACCTCGTGTAACTCTGGACGGGTGAATGTAGTACAGGCGGGAAGTGCGACCCTGCTGGTCACGTTCACGGTAGAAGTAACAGTTACCGTCCATCAGAACGTCATAGACAATGGTCAGGAGGCCATCGTCGGCAGATAGTTCTGGATGGAAGTAATGTGAGAAGATACGTGAGGCTGGGTTGTCCGTTGTCGGTACGACTTTAGTCTTGGCTTGTGAGCCAGCTTCCAGTGCGTACATACGACGAGGAATGGAACCGATCATGCCGGTGTAAATGTCGATAGCACACTTAACGGCAGACAGCTTCAAAGCAGCAGTCGTGTTGTTAGTGTACTGCTTCTCGTGGTTCATGACACCGAACACATCTTTCCACGACAGGGTGCCTGTAGCGTTAAGTACGATGTCGATTAAGTTACCGACAGCGGACTTGGAGATAGTGTCTTTAGGTTTGCGAGAAAACCAGCCCATGTGATGTCCTATTTCAAACCACGGATTTCTGTGATGGTTTCAACTTCAGGGTACATCCATGCTCCCATGGCCATTAACCCCGCTACGATACCGTCGATCTTGTTGGTAGACTTCGATCTGTCCGGTCTTCGTTGTCCGTCTCGGGACTGCACGATTACCACGTTCCCAATCATCCAATCAAGAACAGGATGACCGCCGTGCTGGAGTTGATGGTCGATAGCCAACGCTTCCATACGACGACAGGGTTCGTTCATACCAGCGAAAGATTGGGGGTACGCTCTGGCTGGAAATCCGTATTGCTTAAGGGTGGTATAGATATGGTGTGATCCCCAGCGGTCGAAGCATATCTCTCGACAACCAGAGAAATGGGAAAGGATACCTTTATTATTTCCATCCCCGAGCATAGCAGTGAGGATGGCATTCTCGTCAACTGTGTCCAAAGGTGATGTAGCGTTGATAACGCCTGACTCCCACCACTGACTGTAGGGTAGGTTCTGCTCCTGTGACCGTTGGTATATGGATACAGCAGGACACCAACCCCAGTGTAGCATAACACCATATTTAGGAAACCACAAGTTCAGTGATGCAATATCGTTCACTGAAGCATTGTCGAACCCAGCGTAGCACTCTTCTTCCTGTAAGAACTCTACCTGACGAATGAACCACGACCAGTAAAGTTGGTAGCGACCTATGTACACATCAACCGAAGTTGCCGTTGTGAACTTCTGGTCGTTAGCAATATTGCACCAGAACGGGTGCTCCGACATCCACTTCTTGATTGCAACAATTGACAGTAAAGGAGTCTCAGGACTAGCATCGCCGTTGGACCAGATGTGCGACGGAATCCATGCTGTTTCGGTTTTGGTACGGACGTTAAGGTGAAGGCGAAGGAATCGGTTAAGTTCTACAGGGTTGTCTTGAGCGTTGCGTACCAGACGTTCGAAGTAGTCTTTACGTATCGACTTACCGTAGTTGGGGTTAGCTTTCTTCCATACCTTCTCTGAACGGAAGTCATCAGACAGGTCAGCTTCGTAGATTACTGGCAGGAAGGTTGGTTCCCACTGTTTGTCACTGGCAATGTTCTTGGCTTTGTCGTATAGGCTGTTACATACTGAGGGGCGATCATAGTCAGCGGTTGTCGTGTACAGTACGAGGGGTTGCGTACGAGCAGCAGTTCCTGTGAGCATAACGTCAATAAGCTCGCTGTTGGGATGAGCGTGGACTTCGTCGACGTACACGAAGTTGGGGGACAGTCCGTGCTTGGTATCTGCAATAGACGATAGGACTTTATAGATGGCACCATCGGTATGCTCAAAGGATCTCGTAGAACGGAATACACGCTTCTCTCGTAGTCTGGAGATCAGCTTGGGGTTATTCTCGATCATGTACTGACAGTGGCGGAAGTTGTTAGATGCTTGCTCTACGTCAGCGGCACAGCAATAGTTCTGTGACCTTTTCTCCTTATCCACAAAGAACATGAGCAAGGAGATGATGGCACCAAAGGATGAGGTCTTACTGTTCTTTCTAGGGACGTAGATGAAACATTCACGGTAACGCCGAAGATGTGTATCCTTGTGCTTCCAGCAGAATAAGTTAGCGTAAATGCTGGACTGCCATCGTTCCGGGATGTACGGCAGTCCTGTTAA